CCTGAAACGCCCTCTTCTGAACTTACGCCCGAAACGCCCCATTTTCCCAAAACGGCGGGGGCGGAATCTACGGCGACGCCCGCGGAGCTTCCTTTTCATTCGAGCCCTTAACCTCGCCATACGTCCACGTCCTCTTCCTCTTGGGCGGCGACCCCTAGGCCGTCTAGGCCGTCTAGGCCGTCTGGGGCGTCCACGTCCACGTCCACGTCCACGTCCACGCTTCTTCTTCTTACCAAAGAGGCGCTTTCTCATTGCGAATACTGCACCACCTATGGATGAAGAACAGCAGCACGCTATAAGCGCCGCTATCATCATACTGTTATCACCTCCCCCCTGATTTGGTAGAGGAACTGGTCCGTTCATTATGTATTAGGTCAATATTATAAATTGACCTTCTGGTCTTCCCAATCCCAAAATATATGTTCACCTACTGGTATTCTATGGTCATTTGTGATTACACAACTGACTACATCATCAACTGTATCTGTAGCTCTAGACTCTTTGAATTTTTCGACTCTTACGTATCTGTGAGAGACTAAGCTGCTAGTTGCCTTAATATAATGTGTTCCTGTGACGAGTATGTCAGTACCCAATTCTTCACTGTGAATACGGTAGTATTTGTCTCCCTCATTTCTAATCTGCATAGTGGCATTTACGATGCTACCATTCACGAGAACATCACCAAGCTTAAGGTCTTTCATAGCACGCATTTCACCACTTTGAAGTTTGATGGGTGTTTCAGCAGCGAAACAACGGCGTCGGCGACCAAATCTAAATCTGGGTTTACGACGTTTAAAAATCCTACGGAATCTAGGTTTTCTAATTTTCTTGAAAGTTCTACGAAACCTACGTCCAATCCGACGGAGTCTAGGTTTTCTAATTTTCTTAAAAGTTCTACGAAACCTACGTCCAATCCGACGGAGTCTAGGTTTTCTAATCCTTCTAAAAGTTCTGCGAATTCTACGAGGTCTTCTGCGAATTCTACGAGGTCTTCTGCGAATTCGCTTCCGTCTAGCTGCGGCAGCTTTCTGTTGGGCTCTTCGTCTAGCTGCGGCAGCTTTCTGTTGGGCTCTTCGTCTAGCTGCGGCAGCTTTCTGTTGGGCTCTTCGTCTAGCTGCATCAGCTCTTTGACGAGCAGCTGCTTGTTCTCGACGTCTTTTTTCAGCTTGCTGTCTAGCTGCCTCAGCTCTTTGTTTAGCGGCAGCGGCTTCCCTAGCTCTTCTCGCAGCAGCAGCTTGACTTTGTCTGGTTGCTTCGGCAGTAGCGGCTTGATCCGCTTGCTTTTTCTTAATAAAGGCAAATGCTCCACCCCCACCCAAAAGACTTACTGATGAGGAAGATGCTGAGGCGGCGCTCGCCATCATCATCATCATTGCCATAGCCATATTGGATGATCTCTTATTATATGTATAGAAAATTTAATATCAAGTACAAAACACGTATTGTTATATGTCTTTTGTACTTGTGACCCAATTACGAGAATTGATTTACTGAGCAACTGTTTTACGGTGACGTATTTTCTTAATTATGGCATCAACGTTTGTCTTGGTTGGGATTAGGTTATCTTCCCAATCCCAAAACACCATATTACCCACAGGGATCTTGTGATCACTCGTCACTAAGCAACTGACAATATCATCAATCTTGTTAGTGGGTTTAGCGTTAGGTAAGTTCTTGACTTGGACGTACTTCACACCATCTCTAACGTAGTGTTTTCCTGTAACATAAATGTCTTTCTTAAGTTCGGGTGAGTATATTTTATAGTAGGGATCGTTATAGTTCTTAATCTTCATGACTGCATCTACGACGCTACCATTAATTAGGGTGTCACCTAACTTTAGGTTCTTGATCAATACCATTTTACCACTTCGAAGTTGAATGGGGGTATCTGGGGAGAAGCAGCGGAAAAACCGTTTAAATTTACGGAAAGATTTACGTTTTTTTCTGAAAACGTTTATTTTTCTTGTAAATCTCGCCATACCTTGACGCTTTTTGAAAGGGTTAAGTGCTTTTAACGGGTTTAATTTACCTAACATACCACCGAAAAATGCAGCTACTTTACTCCAAAAGAAAAATATCGCCACGATTGGACTACTCACAGATGATGAACAAGAAGATGCCATACTAGACATCATCAGTAGGGGCATCATATTAGCAGCCATATTGACTACACTCTACTTTAATCTCACAATTTTTTTTGGATCTATTTGTTTTAATTGGAATAAGATTATCTTCCCAATCCCAAAACATTTCTCCACCGACTGGGATCTTATGATCGTTTGTGACAAGGCAACTGACAACATCATCAATCTTTTCGGTACGCTCAGCAGTTGGTAAGTTCTTAACTTGGACGTACTTGGTACCATGCTTTACGTAATGTGACCCCGTAACATGAATGTCACCAATCTTATAATAAGGGTCATTATAGTTCTTAATTCGCATGACCGCCTCCACAATACTACCATTGACCAATGTATCACCTAACTTCAAGTTCTTAATCATCGCAGTTTTACCATTTTCAAGTTGAATGGGGGTTTCGGGAGCAAAGCACCTAAACCTGATTCTAGGACGCCTGATTCTAGGACGCCTGAACCTAGGACGCCTGATCCTAAGACGTTTGAACCTAGGACGTTTGAACCTAGGACGCCTAAACGCCTTCTTAAATCTACGGAAACCCTTACGTCGTTTTCTGAAAAACTTTTTCGCCCCTCTTCCAACCTTCTTGAAACCTCGTCCAACAGCCCTAACACCCTTTTTACCCACACCAACGACAGCTCCAACACCCTTTTTCGCCAATCCACCAACTTTACCGACAGCCTTGAAAGGATTTAATTTACCTAGCAGTCCACCGAAAAATGCAGCCACTCGACTCCAAAAGAACACTATAGCCACTAAGGGACCACCGATCGATGACGAACAAGAAGATGCCATACTAGACATCATGAGTAGGGGCATCATATTAGCCGCCATCTTTCTACCCTTTATTATATTCTACTGAGAAAAAAGTACATAAAAGTATAAGACATAAATAGGATATGTATGAGATTTACACAGATGGAAGTTGCCTCGGGAACCCTGGTCGTGGTGGCTGGGCTGCTATAAGTAAGGACTTCAAGATATGTGGAGCACAACCTAATACGACAAATAACATAATGGAAATGACAGCTATTTTGCGAGCTCTCGAGCAGGTCCGACAGATGAATGAAAAATCTGTGCGTATTTTCACGGATAGTAATTATACGAAACAAGGAATAACCTCCTGGATTCACAACTGGAAGAAGAATGGTTGGAAGACTTCTTCGGGTGGTGATGTTAAGAATAGAGAATTATGGATTGAATTAGACAAAATAAGAGACTGTTTTATTATGATAGAGTGGAGATGGGTCAAGGCACATAATGGAGACCCCAAAAATGAAGAGGTTGATAAATTAGCCAGGGAATGTGCGAAAAATTTATCCGTATAATCTAAGTCCATGAGTGTTCAAAAGAAAGACGAACACTGTGAATGGTGTGAAAAACAAGAAAAGTTGCTTATAAAATGGGCAGAGAAGGCGGCTGGATACCGCTGGTTGCATAATCACGCACGCCTATTTTACAAGAAACAGAATGATTGGTTGTCTTACCCTAGTATAGTCATAGCAAGTATAACAGGTGTTGGTGGTTTTGCCGTTTTAAATCCGAGTGGTAATGAAGATGTGTCACCACAGACGAAGAATAACATAATGATCATCCAGTATTTCTTTGCCTTCCTAAATGTTTTGGGAGGGATTTTGACGAGTATCTCAAAGTTTAGTCAGTCTCTACCTCTATCTGAGGCACACTCGGCTATGTGCGTACAATGGTCAAAGTTCTATAGGTCTATTGATATGGAAATATCACTCGATGTGAAACACCGTTCAGAAGTTGTTGAGTTTCTTATGAAGTCTCGAGAAGAATATGACAAGTTATTGGATGATGCACCAGATATACCAGCTATATCTATTCAGGCATTCATGGTTCAATTTCCCGAGAAAGAGAACAAGCCAGATGTATGTAACGGATTATCGATTGTCGTGAGTGATGACGCAGCATCTATAGGGTCACGACAGCGTTCAGTATCCAGATGGCTCGGTGCTTTCAAACACGTAAAGATGGATAACAGGAGAAAGAGTCGTGACATTGAGATGGATGAACTACAAAGACTTGAATCAGTATAAATAAAAATCTAGATTAACTATAAATGCAACGATTACCCGCGGTCTTCCTCATCACATTGGTGTTTGGACTCTTTTATTTTTTGATTGATAAGATGAACCCCAAATCATTTGGTTTCAAGACTATGTTAGATCCTTTTTACTTTAGTTTCACAACTATGTCGACCGTTGGTTACGGTGACTACTCCCCAAAGACGGATATGGCTAAGTTTTTGGTTATGGTTCACCAAGGTCTCCTCATTGGTGAGATTATTAGTCTTTTAGGTCTTGAATCTAACTCCAGTATGTCTAACCGCATGGCTCAGTTGAAGAACATGGTTCCACCTTTACCTAAGACTGCCTAAACAGTACAAGATTTATCTGCGAACAGCGCATAAAAAGCGGTTGCTGCTACCGTAGTAGTTACCAAAAGATTCTTATGTTGAGGTAAAAATGCCATAGACACTATAAGTAGGCACAGTATGTAAATGTACACAAACTGTGCGTATTCAGTGATAGCTCTAGAGTAACGACTCAGTCCTGGTGAACCTGGGTAGGATACGAATGGCGCGTTTGATTCATTATTTATTTGAGTTGGTTTGAAGTTCTCAAAAATAACGTTACTCTCATCCACCTTAATATCGTCACGACTTCTACACAGTGTGTTGAAATTTAACTGATCATCTTTACACTTAGTTTTGGCTTCAGCTTCAAGGAACTCTAAAAGTTCTTTAGCGTACCCCATATACATTCCAGCGTTAGCGGTACCACTCCCCTTACATGTACCAAAAATGAGGCTTGTGATGAACTTACCACTTATATTGGGATCACTGGAAAGTAGAATCTTACAATTAAACTGTTTAAAAAGTTCTACAACGTTACTTGGATCCTTGTTAATCTTGGTATCGAAACCATCTAGGAATATGATAATATCCGTGGCATTCTTGGTTTTTAAGTAGTCCATAACACCCTTGGTCTTGTCGGAGAACCCCTTCCACTCTGTACCCCATCCCAAAACTTTGACTGGAACATTGAACTCATTGTTCGTCAGTTCTTCAAATAAGCCATGTGATTTATTGGCATATGTCACTATCTCGTATGACATTTGATATATGCTGATATTAAAATTCAACCCACTTAAAGTCAAGGCCCCTAGATAATATGTGGGAAGGAGTCCCACCGTTATACAAGTTGGTTAGTAACATAATCAAGTTGCACCGTTCCTATAGCTCAGTTGGTTAGAGCGTGGTGCTTATAACGCCAAAGTCACGGGTTCGAGCCCCGTTAGGAACACTCTTTTTAGAATGATTGTCCTCATTGTAAAAGTTGTGAAACGGAAACCTAAGTGGATATTCAAAATGAAAGAAATAAACATTCAAGATGATGAAATATAATTTACTCGACAGTGTTCATTGGAAAGAGTCTCTTAACGACGAGAATCCAATCGTCAAACACTTCATTGAAAAAAATATTAATACCAAACTCAAAAAAAATCATGGTACAATCATGTCGCATAAGTTTGCAGATTTAAAGGTTGGTTATGTTCAGATTGGTAATAAAATTATGAACGGTTCTCCTTTCATCGATGTTGTCGAAGAGTTTTTCCAACCGTGTAATATCGATACAAACGACTCCATTCGCATCATCACGAGGAATGGAAAAAACCAATATGCATTAAATATCAAAAAGGCTGGTTACAGAAAAATCCATGATACATTATACATTAAATATTCGGCGTATTATGAGATTTTACTGTGGATGAAAAAAGTAATTCAAGTTGATTTTTGTAAAACTCCTTGTTACATAAATATAACAACTCATGATAATGGTTTGGACCCAATGGATTATTATCTTGAAAATGACAATTATCTCAGTACCCGGGTTTAAGATCATCGGGTGTGGCATCCGGGAAGACGCGTGAGAAGAACAAAGGTCTTCCATGTTCACTGTGTCCTATTGTACTTTTGTGGGTTCTGTCTACGTGCATAAACTTACTCAAGTCTTTGTAATAGACCCTAGCTCCCCTTGAAATAAGATCCTCGTGTTTCATGTCTACATGGTTATCCATCGGAAAGAAAAATCGCTTGTACCACGCCATATTATTCACGTTAATTAAGTAGCATTTTGTACTAGAAATCCACTTCACCTTCTCTAGAGTTCCCTCCATTTTATCAGGAAGTCTAGATAAACAGTGGAAGAAACACATATCAAAGTCATCCCCCTTCTCATTGATAACTGATTGGATCTCATCGTATACCTTATTGGAGTCTATGACTACATTATCCTCAAATATGACAGCGTATTTTAGACCTTGATTTATACACTTTTCGTAGAACTTCATATGTCCCATTAAGCAACCAATAGCTCCCAAGTTGAAGTAGGTTATATCGGGACGTTTGATGTCTGGATCATTATACATCTCTACGGCTTTTTCGTAGTAATCCGCATCCACGTGTTCTCGGAATTTCTCAGCTAGCTTTGGGGTTCTAGTATCCTTACCATATATGATTTCCAGTGGTATCTTTTTGTCAATGCTACGAATGAATTTTTCGCTTCTCGCAGGTTCATTTTTCATAGCCAATAAAAAACATTTGAAATCATACTTTTCAAACTTTTTTCGTTTTGTGTACCCAAGTAACAAGCATACGATTACGAAAAGTATAACATAAACAATCATATTACTTAAACAGGAGAAAATATATACAAATAAGAATGAACGCCGTAGATGTATGTGGTCTGTTGGGATCAGCTTTCATCGTTGTTATGTTCATACCTGAAATTAAGCACGTGTATAAACATAAAGATGCAAAAGCTATAAATTACCACTTCCTACATTTGAACTTGGCTGCGAGTGTTCTGTCCCTTGTGTACTCATTCCATTATAATGTTATACCTATGACTATTACAAACGTTGCCGCGGGTCTTTTCACCTTTCTTATGTACTACTTTAAATATATATACGAGGTTAAAGAAAAGAATCAAATTACTGATATAGTAGCCGAGGCTCCGGCTCCTATGGTGTAGTTGGTCAACACTGTGGACTTTGAATCCACCACCCCAAGTTCGAATCTTGGTGGGAGCTCGTTCCGGATCATATGTGGGAGACTCATAAGACTGTTCACCTTAAGAGGCTCCCAGAACAAACATATGCGATGGACCCTTACCCTCTCTTAGCTCAGTTGGTAGAGCAGTGGACTGTAGTTCCAAGGGTCACCTGTTCAAATCAGGTAGAGAGGACCATTCCTTCTTAGCTCAGTTGGTAGAGCGACAGGCTGTTAACCTGTAGGTCGTCGGTTCAAACCCGGCAGAAGGAGAACTGTTGTTTTTACAATGTGTTATATCCACATTGTAAAAATAACTTAAAAGTATAGTTCTAAACATTAGTAATGACGAGTCTAGCGAGTGTTCTAATTTCACCTATCATCTCTATCAAGAAAAGATTTAATCATCGTCTATCTTCATCTGCTTTAGATGCTCCACCACCCCCAGTTGATACCACAAAGCAATGGGACTTTGGTAAATACTGTTGGAAAGTTACGGTCGAATCCAAGGATAGAGAAAGTGGTAAACTAGACAAAACGTTTATCGGATACAGCCAGGATATGAGTATCGCAAACAGGACGAAGGGTGCTTGTGATAGATTCAAGAAATCTGGAACCGTGTGTGGAGAACCCGAATTGGCCATGAAAGGTGGAGAGTGTGATGAAGTTATTTTCATGAAGAAAACTCCTGATGGTCCACTTATTCCAATTACAGTCTCACCTTTTTAAAAATTTTCACTTTGCTTATCTGGACCTATATACACCGGAGGTGCTTCAAGTATCTCAAGTTCAAGTTTACCTTCTTGAGTTTGAGATGGTTTTACGTACGCTATGCGACAATCATTCGCGCGGAGGACTGGGTTTCCTGTTTGAACTGGTACAACAACAGGTTTACAAAGAAGTGCGAACATTTATGTAAAATAAGATTTAAACTTCGTCAATTCTACCGATGTATTTGACATTTTTATTGATTTTACGTAGTAAATTCTTATTTTCTAGATACGCCATGTGCGTACCCATAGCGTAAACACAATCCTTTGTGATATTAATCGCCATATATTGAGTACTATTTTTAAAACAGAGATCTGCTCTAGACTGTATACGATCAGGGGTATCTATCATACAATCAAGTACAATATCCAACGGACCCATATATTCAATAATAGATTCCAAAGTTTCTTCGGCATCCATAGCTTTAGTAGGTAGCATTGTAATTACTTGTCGTGGTCTATCCATATGAGTAATCATAGACTTTGCATTTTTATAATTAGTTGATACATGAAACTTTTTAGATTGTTTAAAATCAGCTCCCATTTTAATTCCTAATTCATGTAAAGCACTTGGCATTATGAGTCCAATTGACATTATACATTTTTAACGATTATATGTTTTAACCTCGTTCCATCCTTGGATACTTATATCACTCTCTTCACACCAAGGATAAATAGCGTGTTCATCTCCGATAAAATTGAGAGCTCGGACATCATTTTCAATACACCTGTCACATATGGATTTATTATCGTCTATGATAAGGCCTATATTTAAGGCTCGACAAATATCCGCCTTATGTATTTCATTTGGTGTATAACTGTTCGTGAGTATGACATCATCAAATACACCTGGGAAGTATGTGTCTATCCATGCTTCGGTTTCTTCTCGGACCACATCTTGGCGTCCAGTGAGCACGTACATTTTATCATAACGCTCTTTAAGATTGAACATAGCTTTTTGAGATCCTCGAATAGGTGTGAGATTCATGAAGTCTTTGGATTGGTAAAATTCCTGGACCATTTTTTGTGAAGTTGGTTCATCTACTTCAAATATTTCGCGGTACACATATCTATATTTGGGTTTACTCCATATTTTATGAACCTGGCGGTGGTGGTTTGCCATGGGAAAGAGGAATTTTACTAAGACTTCATCGATATCAATTGCGACTCTATTCATTTATTTATTACAAACATTATTCATAATCTCTAATCACAACACCCACGGGAAATCGGGGAACACCCATCGCGGTAAGGTTTTGGAAGCGCACAGTGAGCATCTTTCCCATAAACTTCTCACGATTTTTGTAATCCTCTTCTCGTTGGATGATGGTACCCTCGGGCCTGACTGTAAATTCCCGATCATCTTGGGTTTTACAGACCCAAACAACTGCATCTGCGTCACGACCGTGACCAGTCTTTGCACCAATGATTTCATATTCCTCGGTCTGGAAATCCTTGTGCTTGAGGAGATAGTTGCTTCGTTGACCAACCTCATAGACACTGAAGCGGTCACGGATCATGGTACCTTCATGTCCTTCTTCAACATGCTTCTGATGCATGAGAGGAAGGTCCTTCTTGGATTTTACGAGTGTCGTTTTGACATATTCGTAATGAGGATTGTAGATTTCTTCTTTGACATACTCCCAGCGTTGCTCGAAGGTCATCTTATCCCTGGCGAGGGCTTCAGCCTTGAGATCAAAGAAATCAAACACGTGGAACTTGAGCTTCAGAGGGTCAGTCTTGAAAGTACTCGTAAGTTCCTCAAAGTTGAGGTTAGGGTCAAACGCTTCACCATCAACGTATTGACCCGGCTCAAGACCCTTCCCAAGAATCTCAGTTCCAGGGATGATCTTCCCAGTTCTTGAGATGCCACCGTCTTTGGAGACAAGTAGGCGAACACCATCAAGTTTGGGTTGAACGTAGAACGGCTCAGAGATGTATTTCTGGCGATCCTCCCACTTGTTGGCCAGCATAGGCAACACTTGGTTACACTTGGTATGCTCATTGTTCCACATGGTTTGAGCTCTCTTGAGAGCCTTCTCGTAACCAGTTTTGACATTGGTTCGTGATTCAGAAAACTTGTCACTTCCCACAATGCCAGAGATCTTCACGATGTCTGCAGTTCCATCCTTCAAGTCCTCAACTTTGATGTCAATGTAGCGATCGCGGTTGTGTTTGTCTTGTTTGATAAGGCGTTCCATTGTACGATAATAAAATATCAGTTTTAAATAGATGTCGGATTTACCGGTTGTAAATTATGGTAGAATGGAACGACTTAGGCCTCCAGAAAGCACATTCATCCCATTGAATGCAAACACTTTCTGTATAATTTTCATTTTTTTGTGTATTTTGGGGTTGTATAAACGTCACACGACGATTACTCAATCTCGGAAACGATTCCATACTTGAGACATTTGTCTGGGGGTAAATAGATATCCTTTTTCATTAAGGACTTGAATTTGGCTTCAGGAATCTTCGTCTTAGAGAGATACATATCCTTGAGCATTTTCATAAGTTTATCTGTTGACTTCAATTCATGTTTGAGATCATTGAAGCTACCCCACATTTCTGTGCTGATTTGGTGGATGAGAAGGTATGCGTTCCTCCCCATTCGCCTCTCAGAACCCCCAAGAAGTACAAAGGTTGCTGCACTACAACAGGCTCCTTGAGCTATAGTGACTACCTTCACACGAGATCGTTCCAGAACATTCATCATGTTTAGGCCAGCGTACACGTCACCACCTTCACTCATGATATGAACACGGATCATTGGCTCGTACCCAACAAGTTCTGCCATCTTCTTTAGGAGCTCTATTTCAAGCTTCTTGAACTTCTCGACAAACTCGAGAGTATTTTCCCTGTCTACGTCCCCATAGAACAACAACTCGTTACCAATAACTTTGATGCAGTCATTCTCCTCTTGTTCCTTCGTTTCATCTTCGGTCGTAGGCATTCTTCAAGGCTTTCTTTACTCTTGTTACGTCCTTTGATTTTAAGCCATTTCCGACAGCAAGATGATTAATGACGTCAAAATCTTGAGGGGTTATTTTATACTCAAGTAGGGGTTCTAAATCCCCGTTTTCCGCATACTTCTTTAATAGGCACAATTCTTCAACCCCCAATCCCATTCTTGATTTTTTATGAATTTCGGAGAATTTTTGTTTCCTCATTTTGTAGTTTCCTAACTTAGTCCAACACGAGCCGGGTCGTATCTTATCTCGGTTCAAAGGTTCTCCTAGAGCCGACTTGGGTACGGTTAACGCGTGTAACACAAAGTATTGCATTAAGTTCCAGTTACCTGACTGGTATATATACGTATCAAAAACATCTGCGTGAGAAAACGAGTTTGTACACTTCAGTATATCCACACCCGTTGAGTCAATGTAGTTTTCTTGAAAGATGTCCCACATGTGACCATGTTCAGCTATACTGTCTAAAATTTCTATGGGACCGGGATCACATAATACATCCGCTATAAACTCTTTAGGGGACTTGAACTCATCTATATCATCATAACCTTCCAAATATGTGAAGAAGTTACGAATATTTCCTTGAGATCTAACTGCTGCTTCATAGGCTTCCCTTCCCTGATTATCAGTCAAAGACAGTAAAACATCAGGTTTGTGTCTAGGAATAATGACAGTTTCAAAATTTGGATACATACACATTGTAGTTGTCGTCACAATCAAAGATCCTCGTGTAAGTTTGTTACCATCTGAAACCTGTTCTATGATGGGTTTGAAAACACTATCGTAATTATCTATGAATACATGTTTTGTTGATGGTTTAATAAATGGTAAAAAATGTGAGTCACGTTTTAAATGGTGGGGTAGCAATTCTATATGATTTGTATCTTCTAGAACTCGTTCTAATATAAACGATTTACCCACACCGATTGGACCACATATAAACACATTCTTACCTTCACGAATATATCTACGAATCAGATCTATCCTTTTTTCGTGGATTGTAGCTACAACTGGTCTTTTTTTTTGCTCGACTATTTTAATGAAGGAATCCATCGATGATCTTACTAATCAGGCCATAGATTTGGTACTCAAAAATGACGCACTACATGATAGAATCGTAAAACCTTTAAGAAGGAAAATTTTACCATTCATTGTATCCGCAATCCTTACCAATCTCTTAATGTTTATTCTTTTGGTGTACCTTGTTCGACGTCTATCTCTTCTTCCTCTTCAATCTCAACTTCTTCCTCCTCTTCTTCCCCTTCCTCCTCAGTAGGTGAAAGCATTCTACCGATCTTCTCAAATGGAGTATCTTCGGTCATAGCCCGTATAGGTGTAGTAGTCTTAGGTGGCTTTAAGAATGGGATTGGTCGCACATCTAGAATTTCTGGTTTGGTAAATATACCATCAATTGGGTAGTCTTTCTCAAAGTTGAGCAGAATGTGCTTGGGTATAGGTGGCGATTGTTCAAGTAGACTATCATATGTAGTTTTACACTCTTCGACGAATTTGAGACCCTCTTTCTTACGTTCATCGCGGGGTAAAGCCAATTGTAACCTAATGTTACGTGATAGAGAACCATGACCTAACGCAGCTGTACGATGGTTTTCCATGAGTTCTTGGATTTTCAAGAACTGCATGATCGTGGCTATGAGACCAGCAATGAGGTTCAATCCACCAATTATAGACGGTGCCGCAGGTTGAATACTCGGTGGTAATGTGGACTGGGCAAAATTAGCCGTTCCCGTTATTGTTGAAAGTACAATAACCGGTAAATTGAAACGGAGAGACAATTTTTTGAACATAAGAAACGCTCGATGGTGCATATACCTGTAACACGCAGAGGACTCACCCCATTGGCGAAGTATATTTTCGTGATACTCGTTCCACGTTTCTTCCATATTAATTTCTTCGCTCATCTTATATTAAGGATGAATATTATATTTGTGATTCATCTTATTTTTCTTATAGCTATCCTAGTTGTACCCTTTACCAATGACAGGAGAAGTTTAGAATTTTACTCTATTTTAATTCCCTTTATTTTTTATCATTGGAGTGTAAATGATGACACATGTGCACTGACTCAAGCAGAAATGGCTATTACGGGGCAAGCGAAGGAAGAGACTTTTATGGGTAGGGTTGTGGGTCCTATCTATAAAATGGAAGAGAATGAAATAAACCATCTCACAAAGACTGTGTTCTTTGTCCTTTGGGGTATAGTTCAATATCGTCTAGGTCACTTCGATAACATAATCAGAGATGTATTCAAGGTTTGGGATGGTAAGAAAATTACATTTGGAAAGGTGTAATTACTTACCGTTCTTAATTAGCTCACGAACACGTTTCACAAACTGTTTATTGCGCTTGATCTTGGGATCCGCTTTAATAATACGGAGAAGAGCCGCAGAAGGTATCCTAGGTGAATTACCCTTGGGCTTAGGAGTCACTTTTAACTTTTTACGCGCATCCTGAAGTTGCTTAGCACTCGGCATTTATTATGTGCACAGATTATTTTCAAAATAAATTGTCCACATCATATAATGGATACCAAAATTGAAGAAGAAATTGGTCGTCTCGAGAAGATAGTAGAGGAAAAGTTTACCACATTTAACGAAGAAAAGGACTTGCTTTCTGTTAAGATACATGAGATCCAAAAGGATATTGATCAGGGGCGATCCAAAACTCCTCGTGTAGAACTTTATAAACATCAAGATGATATCAAAAAGGAAATCAAAAGCTTAACACAATCGTTTATGAGTGACCGTGATTCAATTTACTATAAAATAACTCGTCTCGAGGAAACAAAGAAGAAAATTGAAGACAATGCTCGCCTCAGTAAAGAGTCAATTGATCATAACCTGAAAAATATTCAGGATTTCATTGACCGTGGAAACACGAATGAAATGTTCGCCGCAATGGAGGCCATCAAGAATTCAATCATTATTATGAATAATGAACTCAAGTCGTTAAAGAAGGTGGGCGATACCTAAAACGATCGAATATGTGGGTTGTACAATGGAAGTTGTCATACATGATCATACACATAGCATCAGCTATATCATGCTTCCTGTCGTACGGAATTTCTTCATTTAAAAATTTTTGGGCTAGAGAAACAGTCCGTTCTTTACGTTCTTCGTAGTCTAAATGTCTTATACCAAAATGTGTATGCATGCTCACAGGTGAAACAAGTTTAACCTTATCTCTGAACATGTAATGTAAAAGAATTTCAATATTCGTAAATCCACCCGGGGGTTGTCTTTCAATTAGTATCTTCTCGGCCGCATCAAATAGATGTTGATGATCCTCTACAAATAAAGGAACTAGGTCCACAAAGTCATTGGTCTTTAGATACTTATAGTCTTCCAAACTTACCTTTTTCATGTATTCAACTACAATCTTTGGTCCAGTTAAAGATTCAGCTAAAACTAGACCCATGTTGTGATACCCAATATCTATCGCTAGTATCTTCATACTCTTATCGGAAAGATTTTCCTTAACTATAATAAATGAAGAACAAGACGAAAACTCAGATGCTTTCCGGTATCCTCATTGCGTTAGTACTTGCTCTCGTTTACATGTGGTATAATCCTAGAGTTGTGAAAGTTCCGACACAACCTCAACTCCCGCTAACACCTCGCCCAGTAAGTGTGCGTCGTGAACCAGAGTTTAGGGGACCACCCATTAAAAAGTATAAACCTGGACAAATGCAACAAATGGGAATATTGACAGGTCCAGGTGAAACCACTATGCCATTATATGGTAAGGAAGTTCGTGGTAGACGTGATAGGTATCATTACTACACGACTACACCCGGTCAACAAATCTATCCAGTTCCAGTAAGTCACAATGCCAGAGACTGTATGGAGGATATAGGATGTCAGGAGCTATATGGAAATGAAACAGTCTCAATAACTGGTAAGACTGGTTCATTTGGGGTTAAGATGTATCGCACCGATAACTTCTTCTAATTTACTTTTTGTTACCCATCTTTCTCGCCTGACCCAACAGTTTTAGGGTCGAACAACAACAACAGCAGCACAGTATCAACATACCAGGGAAAAACCACGGTGGAAATGGAATCGGGAATCCTGGGTGTAGATCATAGAATTGCTTACCCCAGTAAAGCAAGATCATTGTGAACATACAGCTCACGGACATCATGAAAGATGAAACCTGTTTGAACTTACCCTTGTTTGATACATCAGGAATTGGACTGATAAAAAACCAAAGAGAAGACATTGCGGCACCCATCGTGAGTGATTTAATGTAGTCTGAGATTTTATTCCCGTATCTGATAATATGTCTTGATACCAGCTACACCATGTAAGAGATACTGTATAGTTCTAATCGCACCCGAGCAAGTTGAACACGCACAGCATGCTAAGGCTATTTTTGGTAACGAGCCATCCATTTCAGCTAAATATGTCATCACTATTATTGAAATTACTACACCAACTGAAGTAGACGAAGCGCTAGATAATGCTACTGTACTCATCTCGTATATAGTATTAACAGAAATTGTTTTCTAGATTTCTAAATGTAATCATATCAAATTCCCTATGCTGGAGGTTTGAACCTCTACGCAGTCTGGACTTGATTTCTAAAAGTTCCTTAATTGTCTCATCGTCCAGATTTTTGAAAAATTGTATTTTGGCCTCCATATCATCGAGTTCGTTATGCTCTTTACGAGCTTGTACATACGGCCACGTATGCTTTCTCAAAGATGAAACCTCATTCTCAAGTTGACGTATTCTAGGGAGGAGTACACGATTAATCATAACCTTTAGTTCATTAACATCACCCATCTTATAACTCATGAGTTCGTTATCTTTAAATTTTATATTTATTGTGAGAATGTAGATGATTGCGATATTCATAATTCTACTCAGTTTGATTTATTTTTATATGGTGCAAAGTAATCACAAATGTCAAGATACATATAACGAAGACTATTCTAAGTTATATGACGTGATTTGGTATGATAAAAAGAGATACAAATCTGAAGTACTATACATTTCCAAAAACGTGAATACTCAACCCGAAAGTGTTTTAGATTTAGGATGTGGTACGGGTAACCACTTAAATCTGTGGAAAGATATATGGCCAGATTCCGTTATAACTGGTATGGATTTATCATTTAACCAAATATCTGTAGCACGCTCTAAAAATCCGGGATTAAATATAGTTCAGGGTAACTACCTTGATCGTGAAGCATGGAGAAATGAATCATATGATGTAATAACGTGTATGTATGGAGCTGGACAATACACAAATCAAACTCAAAAGTTGATTCAAAACGCGTACAGTTGGCTCAAGCCTGGTGGGACATTTATTTTTCATGGTGTAGATCCTAATCACATATGTGACGGGTGTGATCAGACTGCATCAAATACAGACTTACATATTCGTTCCGATAAAAGGGGGCATTGTAATGTACTTTACCCGGGTCTCGTATATAGTTCGTGGTGGACGAGTAGTATATTTTCAAACTGGGTACGATATAACGAAACTTTTTACCCTATAAAAAGTAACAATTGGCCTAGTGATTGGGATGCGAGTAAAATTGTCGGAAATAACGTACCATTGGGAATGAAAAAGCATTCTAAAAATAAAAAACTTACAACGAATGGACATAGTATGTACCTCCTACCACCCTCTCGTATCTCAATGATAGGTCGTCAGATGGGATTTACTAAAGCTATAATTAATCCAGTCCAAGGTATTAAACAGGTCGATGATGGTAGTCAGGGAAGTGAAGAATATTTCATCTTCTTTAAAAAATAATTGTTTATAGTAATATGCAGTACAAAGATCTGAAGGAAAAGGCCAAGAAGGCGGGTCTACGAGTTACCAAGGATGTCCGTGGAAAGCGGGTCAAACTTACTGCTAAGGAACTCCGCGCCAAAATTAGATTGAATTTTGAGAATAGTGTCAAAAATGCTCAGCAAGTTATTCGGGTATGTAGAACTATTGTGGGTCCAGGTCCTCAAATGACAATGCGTCCCAGTGGTGTACCCCCACCTCCACCTCCACCTCCACCTCCACCACCCAGGAAACCTGCCGTAAATGCCAAACGCGCGGCACTTATGGCTGAATTGAAAAATGTTTTGAAAAAAAAAGGTATGAAGAAAAATAATCTTACTAATTAGTATATTACGACTATGGCTAACAATAACCAGCCCGCGAACAATGCTCTCAACAACGGTGCCAAGAAGCTCCGTGAGATCGCTCTCAAATTAGCGACGGACGCTATTAACAAGGCGCGTGCTGCGAACGGTGGTAACAACGCGGCTCCCGCCAACAATGCTAAGCCCAATAACAACGCTAAGCCCAATAACAACGCTAAGCCCAACAACAATGCTAAGCCCAACAACAACGCTAAGCCCAACAACAACAAGCCCAACAACAACGCTAAGCCCAACAACAACGCTAAGCCCAACAACAATGCTAAGCCCAACAACAACAAGCCCAACAACAATGCTAAGCCCAACAACAACGCCAAGCCCAACAATGGCAACGCGAAGCCCAACAATGGCAACGCGAAGCCCAACAACAACGCCAAGCCCAACAACAACGCGAAGCCCAACAACAACGCTAAGCCCAACAACAACGCCAAGCCCAACAATGGCAACAACAAGCCCGCCAACAACGCTAAGCCCAACAATGGCAACAACAATGCTAAGCCCAACAATGGCAACAACAAGCCCGCCAACAATGCTAAGCCCAACAATGCTAAGCCCAACAACAAGCCCGCCAACAACAAGCCCGCCAACAACAAGCCCGCGAACGCGTAAGGCTTAAAAAATATAGATATGATAGTAGTATGGGTTTAGGATGTTTCTGTCAGTCAAGGGAACGAAACCTAAACATCAAACATTTAAAAGACCTCGCAAATAATTGGATTATGAACGATGAAAATATTGAGAAAGCACAAATACTCATATCCAATTTTTCTGAAAGTGTAAAAGAAGACGATGGTAAAAATCGTACTCATATGAGAAAAATGTGGTATCGTGAAATAGATGGTGACACATCTAAAAAATTAGTACACATCTCCAAGTTGTGTGTGGTAAACACTCTGTCAAAACATCTTGAATTGGAACATATTAAGAACATTTTGAGAGAATGGGAAGGTGATAATTTTGATAGCATACACTACACTCTTAGCAATTACACCAAAAAGATGCGTGACGTGGAAGATGTAGACCTAGTCTATTTTGATTCCATTGAAGATTTGGTTAAATTTGAATTAGGTTTAGATTTATATAAACGTCTCGTTCTAATTATACACTTTTTTGAAAAGTTCCAAGAATTTAAACGATCTGTATCCCAAACCTGTTAGACATAAACCGTTTGACACCTCCAGTAGTTGGAAAACTCCAGAGATACCAACGTGACCAAAAACCGGCCCCGTTGATACCGCTCATTTTCCAATCCTCTTTGTCACTCCGATTGACGTCTAACATTAGGTTCTGAATCTTATTGGGATCTCTCTCTGCTATAATACGTTTAGGTATCTGACCTCCATGACGTAATACATAGGAACGCATACGTGAGGGAGTCTTGTGTTTGGTGTAGTCTGAATATCCTCTTGCACCAAAATCAACAGTTTTACCGTCTTCTAAAATTGCCCTGAATTTCTTTTTAGAATTGGGGCTGCGAACAATCTTGACGCGCATACTTAATATCTACAAATATAATTTACTTACCGCAACCACAGGCACCAGTGGCGCAGTAGTTTTCCTTCTTGTCGTCACCGGGAAAGAGGAAGAGCTTCTCAGGACCACGCTTCACACGGTAGAGGTGGTCGTACATGTGGAGCAGACCAATGGTAAGGGCGAGAGTCGCAACAACGACACCCTTAATCTTGCGAGCAGTGAAAGCATACGCGATGATAACACCGGCGATGATCATCTGAACGATGGTGAGTTGGGGGATGGCGGGCATAGTGAAACGATCCTTCATCTCCTTAGTTTCGGTGGTAGGGGCGGGGGCATACATAGAGGTCTTTGGGGTATAACCTGGCATTTATTATGTATAGAGAAAATAATGTGGTACTTGGTTGGAATTCCATTTGTATTGATCTGTCACGATTTCATGAAATTACCTGTAGATAGATTATACTTCCACAACTGGAAAAGACCATTTGTGGGTATGAGAAATACTCTGATAGATATTATAGCTCATTCACCCACATATTCACCCTGGAAATTTAAAGGTCTATGGTTAATCAAATCTCATTATAAGCAGATACGTGAAGAGTTTGAAGAAATTTCAAAAACTCTAGAGAAGACTATGTATCATGACGTAGATCCTTGGTTTGACAAAAATGATAACTACTATCGATACAAATTTGATCAGTTCCCTAAACTCAAAAGTCTTGTTAAACAGATACCATGTATTGATGAGTCTACGGCTTCATTCGCAGTTATGGATACTCCTATGACTCTATCACCTCATAGAGCTGAGACGAATCATTTACTTAGATATCATCTTACGATACTTGGAAATGGTGATTGTACTTTGTACACAGAAAGAGGGCCACACGTCCATCGTGAGGGTCAAGATTTCTTATTTGATCACTCAAGATACCACGAAGTTATCAAAACTGGAGACAGTAAACGGGTCGTACTCATTCTAGATGTCAAAAGATTTTAGGAGATGAAAAAAAATGACACTGTATTATATGAAGATTAGAACGATACTTATCATATTGTTCGTAATACTGCTACCGTTTATTCTCAACTTATGGAATGGATATCTTAAACCAGCTCAGAGTGGTAAGTTTAAGGAGTTAGATTGTAGTGTAATATCTAACAGTCTAAATCCATATGTAAATGACATCATACACATCGCACAAAACCATGGCAATAAATCTGCATCGGGTGCAGTTGAAGGTTACAAGATCACTCGGGGTACAATTAAGGAAAAACTACCACAAGTATTCAACTTGATAGATGAATATGTATCTAAGATTAGAAATGATAAAACGAAACCAGCTGACTGTAAAAATGAACAATACTGTTGGTTCCTGAGACTGTACAACAAAAGTGGTCACTACATTGACTGGCACTTCGACAACAATTTTACTGGTGGTAAGAGAAAGACGTATGTGTGTAACATATACACGAGTGAATGTAATACATCACATCTCATGACTAAGGATCGTAACGATAAAGTGAAAATTAACGAGAGTAAAGCTGGGAAGGGTGTGGTATACAATGGTAGTGATGTTAAACATTCAGTTTCTAAGCAACAAAATGGGTGCACTCGTATATCTCTAATTATTCCATTATATGAGAATGATTCAGTGACCCCATTAGGTTGGTTTCGTAGGATAGCGCGTAATATATCTGATAGTGTTTTGAAGTTATAAGTGTTTTCGGCAAACTGCGCTATACATGTCACTCCCACCAATGAGTTCTAGAGTTTTATCAGCCACCATACGCTTTGTGAAGGGTCCAGGAGTTCCGTCGTTACAGCACATACACAAAGCCGAAAGTTTAGTGACGTCACAAGCAAGTGGGATACAGTCTAAAATTTCACCAAATTTCCTTTGAAAAGAGTCAGCATCAAGACCTGCTATAATTACACTCTTTTCACAGTAAAGACAGCACTCAACGAACTTCTTCAATCTAGGGAAGAACTGTGCTTCATCTATCGCTATGATATCGGCATCATGAAAGGACAAAGTATCCGTGACATCAAAAAGATCATAGGTTTTGAAGCAGTCAAATTTGACATTGTCGTGCGTTTTAAGAACTTCATCAGGGGATCTGGTATCTTTGGAAGAATTTATGACCAAAATCTCTTTTCCAATAACTTTCAGACGCTTAAGTCGCCGAACCAGTTCAGATGTTTTACCTGAAAACATATTCCCCATAATTATTGACAATCCCATCTCACCTGATTATTATAATATTGTATTTTTTATATGGGTGAACTTCACAAATGTATCTTCAACGGCCACAGGGGTTACTACAATCCTAGGACGGGGCGCGTTAGATTTGGAAAGTGTATATATTCCAGTATCGCGTCGGCTATAAAATATCTCAAGTGAAGATAGATGAGGAAGAAGAGTCTTGTGTTTAGTTGGTGGTTGTGGGCTTTATCCGTATCATACTATTTGGGATTTAATCCCTACTCTCCTCTATTACCTCTATTATTAGCAGTTGGAGTTGCTGCATATACTACGTCCATTAGATTTACAGGTGATTATCACTGGTCTAAAAGGGTAGTTATAATTGGTTTAGAGATTCTATTTGCATTACTCAGTTATGTAAAAGATCCGTCGAGGTCTCTTTTAAACACAGAGGATGCGATATTCAACGTCGTGGTGTTCTTGATTTATCTCCTCCACGTTCATTTAAATGGTACAGACGTATTTACGTTGTACTTCAAAACGTTCCCGGAATCTCATCGTGGGGAGACGTTCGTGGAGCATGTGAAGAAACTCATGGGGCGACCTTAATAAACACGGGTTTCTCAGGTCTAACAAGAAATAGTCCAACTTGTAAGACCCTACGTGCGATTTGCGATCCAACTATGATCGTACTACTTTCCACATACTTGCGAGAGTTTGGTCTATGATGATCCAGTACCTTCTTCATAGATAGAATCCTTCTTAGAGATATATTATTACAATGTACTGTATTTAATTCAAGATTAACTGGCTCATCGTACCTACCCCATACACTGTTGAAAAATAAATCAATATGTTTAGGTCTAGTACTATCACATATCATCAGAGAACACGTTCGTCCCATTTCTATTCTGTGTGATAAAAAATATCACTAAAAAGTAAGATGCCTCTTACTGATGCTGCCATCACCAAGAAGGTGGGGCAACTGCGTGGAAAAGAAGGTAAAGTCTATGCACCCCTCAAATATTTCAGGGGGCTTGGGACTCTCAAGGAGGTTGAAACTCGTTACAAGAAGATGCTCAAGAAGGACTATACCAAGTTCCGAACAGACGAAGGAAGAAAGACAAAGACTTCCTCCTACACCCAAAAGTTTAGGAAAAGGTACGGATCAGATGTCAAGTCGTTACCAGATATTGCTAAGGCTACTGGCATTCCTCTAAAGACTGTGAAGACCATCTACAATAGGGGACTCGCTGCATGGAGAACCGGGCACCGACCGGGAGCATCTCCCCAAGCATGGGCATATGCTAGGGTTCATAGTTTCGCCACTAAGGGGAAGACGTACTACACGGCTGATAAGGATTTGAGATGAGATATTTATCAAGCGCACTTCTAGCCTCCTTCCGGGTGTCGTGGCACCCGAGGAACTTCTTCTTGCCGTTCCGCGGCGCCTCCGCGCACCATTTATTTTTTTGTTTATTGAAATATACACACCCGGAACCCCTCGGTCTCCTGCGTTCGGGCATTTCAAAGCCCTCGGGGTCAGCATTGTACCGTTCTAACACTTGTCTAGCCTCATCCTCGGTGTCGAAATATCCAATATGTTTGTCTCGGGAACCTTTCGCATGCCATTTACCCTGTCTTTTATTGAAATGTACACTCCCGGAACCCGCCGGTCTCATGCGTTCGGGCATTTCAAAACCCTCGGGATCAGCCGTGTACCGCTGCAAAATTTCCACCGCTTCTTCGCGAGTTTTACAACCGTGAGATATGTACACGTTTTCTCCATCTATCTTGACCACTGGCGAAAATAAACCGTGCGCCGCATTACACCAACCCCGATACCCATTTTTCACTATCGCACGCTTTTGCTTACTTTCTTTCGCACGAAGCTTACTAATATCAGAATGTGTCCCACCCTCACCACCGCCTTCCATAAGATTGTACCCGTGCGGTGTCATCGTGTTGTACGTTTTGATCCAATACTTTTCCCGATCATTTAATTGATCTTCCGGGATATTCTCTTCGACGATTTCACGTTTCATTTGGTCCCACCCGTATTTATTGATTGCTCGTGCCAGTGCCACGCAACTCGAATTTTTTTTTGTGTGTTGACGCATTCTTGCAGAAAAGGACTGGACCGTTTTACCGACATACATTTTCCCAGATGGACTTGTAATTTTGTAAATTAAACCGACCCGTTCGTTATTTGTCATCCTATTTAAAACTCAACGCCCATCCTCTTTAACCATGGCCAATAAAAATCCGCGTTAAATACAAGATGGTTCATCTGGACCGAATACACGAAGAAATACGTGATTAAAACATTCTACACACACGCTCGTAGATACTAGGTGTCTTCACTGGCTCGGGTGCAAACTTGAGTGCGAAGATTTTACCCACAATGACTTGATTTTTCTCGGTTTCACTCGCCATCTTGTCCGAATGTTCCATCATATCTTTCAACATATCCAGCATTCGTGTGTTAGATACTAGATAGTTCCTCTGATCGTGAGCTGCGGCCTTTTCAGCCCAAGATACAGCATTCTCCCTCACCGAATTATTCATTTCGAACTGTTTGTTCGCGGTGGCAGCCGGACTCGGTTTCGCTTCCCTAAACTCTTCGCACAGCCCACTAATGGTTTCACCATATGTATGAAAACGTTTGTCATCATAGGCTTTATCACACACGGCATAGAGTAGTTCATCACTCACTCCGTAAAGAAGGACATCCTTGTTTTCAATCGTGTATTCAAAAAATTCATTCATTTCATCACGAGGCACCCCATCCGGGTACGTCTTGATGAGAGTATCGAGCTTGTGTTCGAAATCGGTGAGAGTCGTCATTTTTTTTGTTTAAATAGAACTGAATAATACATTTACTTAGGTTCGTAATGACTGATCGCATTACATGGGATGAATACTTTATAAACGTCGCAGATCTCGCCTCTGTTCGATCTCCGTGTGAGAGGTTGAAGGTGGGGTGTGTCCTCGTGAAGAACAACCGCCTCATCAGTATGGGCTACAATGGGTTCCTCGCAGGTACCAACCATAAGTCTATCGTGAGGGATGGACACGAACAGGCTACGATTCATGCAGAGATTAACGCAATCACGGATGCGGCGAAGAGGGGTGCCTCCATCGATGATTGTGTGGCGTACGTGACACATTATCCATGTATTAACTGTTTCAAAGCTCTTGCGAGTAGTGGTATAAAAAAGGTGTATTACAAAATAGACTACAAAAACGATCCAATCCTTGAAGAATTGGATTACGGAATACCACTTATACGATTGTGAATAAGATCACAATATTCCTTATTGATTTCTACACCAATGTAAGGTAGGTCAAGCTTCTTCGCCGCTACACATTCACTACCAGAACCCGCAAATGGTACAAAAACATAACCGTTTTCTGGTGGCTGTTTACATGACTTTAGAAGCTTTTCACATAACTCCAATGGCTTTTGGGTGGGGTGATCCACGCGTTCATTCTTTCCAGCACCCCCAGCTAGAGCTGGTATTTTGATAACATCCCTAGGAAGAGCACCACCGGGATGTGCCGTATACGTTGTATCAGCTGCAAGACCCTTGAGTTTATCAACTTCCTTTTTTAGATTCTTTAAAATATCGGTTTCCGATACATCACGATTTTTATTATTCTTCATCTTTTGTTCTTGATCATGTACTGCCTTTTCAGCTGTAGTAATTTGTTCAGGGGTTCCAGTAGGTTCACTTTGTTTAGAAAAGCGTCCCTTTGTTCCTTTACGTGTTTTACCGGCAGCGCCATTCACGAATCCTTGGGTGTATGGTTCTCGGACGTCGTCTCTATGAAACACCTTTGAATCTTTCCATAGAACAATAATAGATTCATGAGAACGTTGCCAGAAATTGAGTGATGGAGTTGTTTTATTTGTATAGTGCCATACTACCCACCGTCTATTAACTTCTTCTGGAATACGAGCTAGGATGAGAGCTAGGATTTCACTGAAGCCATAGATGAACATTGTACCATCTTTGCGTAAAATTCGTAAACATTCCTTGATCCAATCGTCACACCACTTAAGATACTCACCCATCGGTTGTTTATCACTTTTGTTTCCAAAGTCTTTTCCAATATTATAGGGAGGATCTGCGATTACAATTTGTGCACTTTCTGTACCTAAGTCGGGAGTAATTTTCAATAGATCATCATTAATCACACGAGACTCCATCATGTCTGAATATACTCCGATAACTTTAAATATGTCTGAAGACGAAATCATTGCCGCGGAGGTACTTACAACTATTATCGACAATACAGTAAGTATGAATTCTACCCTTTCAAGGTTTGTGGCGTCAAGGGTGCTTAAGGCTACCCAAATTGAAAGGTATCAGAACGCTGGTGCACCGAAGGAAATCATGCATTTCATCAATAGATGTGGGGGACAGAGTATGGGAACTGAGTGTGAACATTACGCTAGAGCATTTTTCCCATCACTTGGTAAACGACATAAAGGTGATACCAAGAAGAAATCGGGGTACGATCAAATTCACAAACCATCGGGATACAAGGTTGAACAAAAATCTGGGGGTAATTGGGATCCCGAGGATCGTTCTTGGAAATGGCAACACATTGAACCAAATCACCCTTGGAAATTTTTGTTGTTTTGTGGTATCGGTTACAAAGATATTCATTGGTTCTTTCTCAGTCGTATTCGTTTTGATGAATTGTGTGAGAAAAAAGTGATTACACCCCAAGGAGATCAGGATGGAAATTCCTATCAAGGATGGTGGTTTTCGTACCAAGATGCGAAAGACGATTTAATAGAAGTAACTTCACCCGATCATCTGGATAGATTAGTTAATGAGTTGTAATATTTTCAAACGGATAAAATTCTATATCTTCATTTGTTTTATTGAATGGTTGTTTAGAAATGTAAAAGTATAATTCTTCATAATAACGATAGTTTCCACATGAGCATTTCAGATTGTACATCATGATACCAATTTCACTATTAGGATAAGTTTCTTTTAGTTTTTTATTAATACTAACTGGGTATTGTTCATTAAAACGTTTAAAATCATCTTCGGTTCGTATCAATATCATGTGATATTTTTTGTTACTCCCTTTCTTTAATTTAAGATACTTTTTGTATAAAGGTGCAAGTTCTTCAAATTCACCACGCATATCCATAGTGTAATTTAATACACCTCCATCACTAAGTAGATTTTCAATTATATGGTCGTCATGTGAATCAAAATCTATAACTGTATTATTCGTAGTAGTTCTTGCTATATCATACACAATTATGTCAAACTTCCGTTTTTCTGTATAGATATACTTATAGGCATCCATAGCTGATAAATCCAGTCTCGGGTCATTGAACGCATCTTGTGTATATTTTCTCATAATTGGATTTGTTTTTACAAAGTCAATCAACACATGATCAATTTCAACATTCTTGATGTACAAATCTTTTTGTTTTAGAGCTCGCATAGCTGGATATCCATCACCTCCTCCCAAAATAAGGATATTTTTCAAGGGGGTGTTTAACAGTTTAATTGGTATATCAACCATTGCGTAATGTGATTTATTGAACTCTTTGGTGTGATTTTGTATCGCACCATTTAAAAACATAGCAACATGATTCGTCCTTTTATCTCTTGCCAAGTCAATAGTTTGATATGGACTTTCGAGGTGGTGTAATACTTCTAATCCTCGTGTGCTAATACTCGTCTCAGTTTTATTCCTATAGATAAATAAACCTACTGAGATTAAGAGTAAAACAAATAACACAGTCTTCATCTTATATGTTCAGACAATTTATAACATGAAAATTAACGCCTCAATATATTGATTTTCATAGATGTGGACTCAAACTCACTTTTTAAATGATCTATAACAGAAATACACTTACTTTGATTTTGTTCACATGTGAAGAAGTCTATACGAATTTTTTGATGTTCAGGCCATGTATGCATAGAGAAATGACTTTCCGAGAGTAAGTATAATAAGGTTAATCCATGGGGTTCAAAGTGATGTATCATCTTATCTAATATAGTCGCTTCACCCCTCTCTAATGAG